TCAGGATCGCCTGACCCGTTGAGCGCTTCGCTCAAAGGACAATTGCAATGAGCACGAACCTTTCTACCAGCCCTGGGATTTCCCAGCGCACCAACGTCTATGCTGAGCGCCAGATGCTCAAGCATGCAATGCCGACCCTCGTGCTGGAAAAGACCGGCCCGCTGGTCAAGCCGATGCCGGCCAACAAGGGCGTGAACATCAAGTTCCGCCGCCCTGTGCCGTTTGAGCCCTCTACCATTCCGCTGCAGGAAGGCGTCACCCCGTCCTCGACCTCGTTCCGTTACGAGGACGTCTCGGGCTCGCTCTCCCAGTACGGCATGGTCGCCGAAGTTACCGACGTCATCGAGGACACCCACGAAGACCCGGTGCTGAATGACATCACCGTTCAGCTCGGCGAGAACATCGGCCGCACCCAGGAAGCGCTGAACTACGCAGCCCTTCGTGGCGGCACCAATGTGTTCTACGCCAACGGCACCCAGCGCACCGACGTCAACTCGGTCATCACCCTCGCCAAGCAGCGCGCCGTGACCCGAGCCCTGAAGGCCCAGAAGGGCATGAAGGTGACGCAGATCCTGTCCGGCTCGCCGAATTATGCCACACGCCCGGTCGAGGCGGCCTATGTCGCCGTCGGCCACACTGACCTCGAGGCCGATATCCGCAACATGCCGGGCTTCATCCCGGTGGCGGAATACGGCCAGCGCACCCCGATCTCCGAGCACGAGATCGGCACGGTCGAGGATGTCCGCTATCTGCTGTCGGCCGACCTGGCCTCATTCGCGGATGCTGGCGGCGCCAAGGGCACGATGGTCTCGACCTCGGGCACTTCGGCCGACGTCTATCCGGTCCTCTACTTCGCCAAGGAAGCATGGGGCCTCGTCCCTCTGCGCGGTCAGGGCGCCGTTTCGCCCTCGATCATCCCTGTCGGCCAGAAGACCAAGGACGATCCGCTCGCCCAGCGTGGCTATGCCGGATACAAGTTCTGGCACCTCGGTCTGATCCTGAACCAGCTCTGGATGTCGCGCCTCGAAGTGGCGACGACCGCTCTCTGATGCTGATCGGCGGGGCTCCGGCCCCGCTTTCTCCCCCTCAATCCTCGAAAGGATCGATCCCATGAAGGGTCAGCCTGTAATCGGGATGTGCGTCGGCAACGCCGCCGCCCTCAATATCGAACTCGGCTTCGTGCCGGATTGCGTCCATCTCTACAACGCCACCGATGGCGACATCATCACCGTTGCCTTCCTGAACTGGGTGATCCCGTTCACCGGTGGCGGCACGACCGAGATCAAGGCCGGCGATACCATCAAGGGTGCAACCTCCGGCGCCCGCGCCGTGGTCCGCCAGGTGATGCTGTACTCCGGCTCGTGGGCTGGTGGCGATGCCGCCGGTTTCTTCGAAGTCCTCGAAGGCTCGCTGGTCGGCACGTTCGGCTCCGAAAACGTCTACATTTCCAGCGACACCGTTGCCGGTATTGATGACGCCACGGTCACCGCCAACGTGGTCCACAACTGCGCGATCACCACCGCCGCCGCCTCGGCGACCGGCACCTCGGCGATTTCGCGCTATGAGGGCTCGGCCACGGATGCAAAGGGCTTCACCATCGGCTCGGTCATCGCCGAAGAAGCCAAGCTGCTCAGGTACATCGCCTGGCGCAGCGATCAGTAAGGGGAGGGTCCAATGGGTCTCTCCACCTCTGAAGGGCGGCAGCGCGCCAATCATTCGGGCCGGGAAACTGGTTCGACGGAACTGGAACGTCTGCTGCTCGGGCTGGTCGACGCCGGCCCCGGCATGTTGCGCGTCCAGGCAGCGCCGGCAGCAAAGACGGATACCGTCACGCTGACCGCCGCCGAACTCCTGACGCGCCTCATCGTCGGCACACCCACCGCGGCGGCAAACTACACCCTGCCTCTCGGCGCTGATCTGGAGGCTGCCCTCAAGGCGGCTTTCCCCGATCTCGCTGTCGGCGACAGCTTCGATTTCTCGATCATCAACGTGGCGACCAACGCCTCGTTCGACATCACCGTCGTTACCAATACCGGCTGGACGCTGGTTGGTGGTCTGGTGGTCGAGAGCAACGAAGCCACCGCGACACGCGGCCCGTCCGGAACCTTCCGCGCGCGCCGCACTGCCGCAGGCACGTTCACGCTCTATCGTCTGTCGTGATCCTCATCGGGCGGGGTTCGCTCCGCCCGACACCCTTCGGCCGCTCAATCCCGAGCCGCCATCAATCCAAGGTCCATCACCAAATGATCGATCCGTCACGCATCGAGCGAGAGCTCGAGGCCGTCTTTGCGCAGCGCAGGCAGGCCAACGAAATGATGCAGCAGGCAGCCAACGTCATCCAGCAGTCGGTCGGCGCCGAGAAGGCATTCCAGGCTGTTCTACAGATGATCAAGGATAGCGCAGCCGCATCCGAGCCAGAGGCACCTTTGGTGGAGAATGAGACCCATACGCACGCACGTCAGCGGCGCAAGGCGCAAGGAGCAGGCAAATGAAACAGATCAGCATCGATGAAGCGACCGCAACGCAGCTTGCCGTGTTCGCCAACGTCAACCTCGGGCTCGACGTCCAGTTCCGGCAGGGCTGCGCCGCCATCAAGGCCGAAATGGCCAAGGTCGGCTACAACAAGGACTACATCGAGGTCGAGGACGATCCGGCTCCGAAAGCCACCAAGGCAGTCACTGCCGGCGAGACCTCGGGCAAGAAGATCACCATCATGATCCCGAACCAGGAAACCCCCGGCAGCACCATGGGCAAGGAGGCGGTTCCGGTCGGCGTCAATGGCAAGGTCTACCTGATCAAGCGCGGCGTTCCCGTCGACGTGCCCGAGGCGGTGGTTGCCGTACTCAAGAACGCGAACAAGGTCCAGTATGATCGCGGCCCGAACGGCGAGCCGATCAATCCGACACTCGTTCCGACGCACCCGTTCTCGATCCTGTCGGCCTGATCCCCGATGGACTTCCTCGAACTCTGCCAGCGCGTGGCGTCCGAATCCGGCACGATCAACGGCGTTCTGCCGACGACCGTGACCGGCCAGACCGGACGCCTCGCCAAGGTCGTCCGCTGGACGAATGACGCTTGGCGCCAGATCCAGAACGCCAACGCAAGCTGGCGCTGGATGCAGGCGGAGTTCTATGGGCCGACTGCGGCGCACCAGCAGCGCTACGCCTACTCAGGCTTCAACGATTTGGTCACGTCGAGCGCGATCACCCGGTTTGCGGACTGGATCTACTCGCCTGATGGCGTCGACAGCGGCATCAGCCTCTACGATCCTTCGGTCGGGGCCAACGACGAAGGCCCTCTGCAGTTCCGCGACTGGGAATGGTTCTACCGCACCCAGCTTCGAGGGGCGCAGAACGAGGGTAAGCCATCCATGTTCTCGGTCGCCCCGGATGGCAAGCTCTTGCTGTCGTGGACGCCAGACAAGGTCTACACTATCCGCGGACGCTATCGGAAAGACGTCCAGACGCTGGCGGCGGATGGCGATATTCCGGAAATGCCGGCCCGCTTCCACGACGTCATCGTCGATATCGCCTTGATGCTGCTCGGCACCCATGACGAGGCGCCGGCACAAATCCCGCTCTGGCGCATGCGTCAGTCCGAAAAGTTCTGCAACCTTGAGCGCGACCAGCTTCCGCGCCTGCAGCTTGGCGACACGCTGGCCTGATGTCGCAGCAGACCACGACATTCCTGCTTCGCGGCGGCCTGAACCTCGTCTCGCCGCCGCTGGCTATCCCGGCCGGCCAGTGCATTGCCGCCATCAACTATGAGCCGGACATTGCCGGCTACACCCGTCATGGTGGCTATGAGCGCTTCGACGGTCGGCCCCGCCCGTCGGATAGCGACGATCCGGCGACCATTGCCGCACGGCGCGCTGCGATCCAGCCCGTGCCGGGGACGGGGCCGGTTCGCGGCGGCTGTGTATTCGACGGCCACATCTACGCCTTTCGCGATAGTGTGGCCGGTGCCGGCAAGATGTACCGGGAATCCGCGACCGGTTGGGAAGAGATGCAGTTCGGCCAGATCGTGGATTTCACGGCTGGAACTGCGGAATTCCTCGAAGGTGAAATCCTCGTCGGCGCGGCATCGACAGCCACCGGGACCATCGAGCGTGTCGTGCTCAGTTCTGGCGCATGGAACGGCACCGCGGCCGGCTTCGTCGTCCTCTCCAACGTGCAGGGCACGTTCCAGGCTGAGACTGTCACCAGCGACAGTGGCTCGGCGGTGGGCACCCCGAATTACGCCGTCGTGATCTCGCCCGGAGGGAAGTACAGCTTCACGATCCACAATTTCTACGGTGCGGCGCGCCGGCCTGCGATGTACTTCACCAACGGGCAGGGGACCGGCTTCGAGTGGACTGGCGACAGCCTTTCGCCGATCCGTACCGGAACGCAGGCTGGTGTGCTTGAGAACGCGACCCGAGTGTTGGAACGCGACGGCGACCGCATCCTGACCCGCGGCGGCGACGTCGTCATCATGCGCGCACAGTTCGACCGGCCGACGCATATCGCCCAGTACAAGAACCACCTTTTTCTCGGGTTCCAATCCGGGTCGGTCCTGTTCTCCAGCATTGGAGAGCCGCTGCAGTACATCACGACCACCGGTGCCGGGGAGTTCAAGTTCGGCGATGCCACGACCGGCATGCTTTCGGCCGCGGCGGCATCGCTCGTCATCTTCGGCCAGAACCGTATCGAATATGTTGCCGGCAACGACGTCAGCGATTTCCAGATGCTGCCGATCAGCGACAGCAGCGGCGGTGCGGAAGGCAGCATCCAGATGATGGATCGCCCCTTCTTCCTTGACGATGCCGGCGTCCGCGATCTGGGCTCGACCGCAGCCTATGGCGACTGGCGCACAGGAACACTGACGCAGTTGATCGAGCCGCTGATCCGCCAGAAGCGCGACGGCGGCACGCGTTCGGCCGCCTCGATGCGCGTCAAGTCCCGCGACCAGTACAAGCTGTTCTATGACGACGGCAGCGGCATCACTATCTACGTCGGGCGCAAGGCTCCCGAGTCCATTCCGTTTAAGCTTCCAATCACGGCGTTCTGCGCATTCACCGGTGAAGTAGACGCAGGGGCGGGTGATCGTCTCTTCGTCGGCGGTGAAGATGGCTACGTCTACGAGCTCAATCGTGGGCTTTCATTCGATGGCGCTGCGATCCCGGCTTATCTCCGACTTCCGTTCAACAACATCAGCAGCCCAACACAACGGAAGGCATTCAAGAAGTTCACCGCCGATGTGATCAGCATGGATGACGTCACCATCGGCGTCACCTTCGATATCGACTATGCGCGCGGGATCGGCGGCTTGGTCGCGGATCAGGTCGTAGATGCGGGATCGCCGATCGTCACGACCGACCTGTTCCCCAATGTGGACTGGACCCAGCCTTACGAGGGGCGGATCGAGGCCCATATCGACGGGATTGGGGAGAACATCGCGGCGACCATTGTTTCCCAGCAGGCAGATCGCCGCGCGCATACCCTTGCCTCTGCGACGATCAACTTCGCCATGCGCGGACTGGTTCGATAGATGGCCTTCTGGCGTGGCGAACTCATCGCCCTTGCTGCGAAGCTGAAGGGACTGGAAGCGGGGCTTCCCGGCACCTACCAACCTATCAACCAGAACCTGACCGACATCGCGGCGCTGACGACGACCGCCTATGGCCGGGCCTTCCTGACCTATGCCAACGAAGCGGCTTTCAAGGCCGCCGTGAACCTGGAGGCAGGAACGGACTTCCTGACGCCGACGGCAATCGCGTCGGCCTATCAGGTCAAGACAGCGCCGGTCGACAAGGCAGCAGGCTCCTATACCGCTGGTGTAGCCGACTACAACCAGTTCTGGCGGGCAACTGGCGCGGTGGCCGTCAACCTGACCGCCGCCGCCACGCTTGGCAGCGGTTGGGCAATCTGGGTCAAGGCTGACGGCGGCACGGTTACTATCGATCCGAACGGTGCCGAGACGATCAATGGTGCGGCGACGCTTTCGCTGGCCGTCGGGTTCAGCGCCTTGGTCTTCTGCTCTGGCAGTGCTTTCCAGGCGATTGTGTTCAGCAATGGCGACGTCACGCTCGCTGGCATACAGACGCTCACCAACAAGACAATCAACGGCGGAACAATTTCTCAGCCGACTCTGATCCTGCTTCAGGGGACTAACCCGACGCCAACAGCAGAAGGCGATTTGCAGTGGGATACGGATGACAATGTCATCGTTGTGGGGGACGGCGTCACACAAAAAGTCTTTCCGGCACTGCCAGCATCAACCGCCTCTGGTGACATGCTCTATCTGTCCGGGGCAAAGGTCTTTGCTAGGGTCGCGAAAGGTACGGCTGGCCAAGTCTGGACAATGAATGCCGGCGCAACGGCTCCGGAGTGGCAGACGCTGACAGTGGACTACGGGGCGGGCAATGCCGCGTTGGCTTATGGCGCGGTCGGGACATACGTCATGGGCTATGCCTTCACCACTGGTTTGACGGCAAATTCAACGCTTGCAGGCTCCAGCATTAAGCCTGCCGGCGCTTACAGCAGCGGTGCAGCCTCCGCCGACGACACGGTGCCTGTTGGCACTACGGTGATGGTCAAGGGTGGCTCGGCCCTCTCTGGAACGTGGCGGATAATGGGGCAGAGCAACAATTCGTCAGGCACGAGCGCCAATAGGCTCACCTTGTTTCTAAGGATAGCGTGATGGAATTCCGAGATCCTCGGTACAACAATGTCGGCACCATCGATGTCGAGATCAATCATCCTCTCTATGGTTGGGTGCCTTTCACCGCTTCACCAAACGACCCTTCGGAAGTCGGTCGGAGCCTTTATGCAGAAGTGATTGTTGGCGATGTCGCTGCGTACATTCCAGCAGTATCGCCAGTCACGGTCGACGACTACAAAAGCGCCATTGTGGTGGTGCTCGACACCGCAGCGCAGGAACGGCGCTATGACAACGCCGTTTCAATCTCGACCTATGTCAGCAGCACCAATACGCAATGGGTGGCCGAGGCTTCGGCTTTCATCGCCTGGCGCGACGCGGTGTGGGCCTATGCCTATGTCGAGCTTGAAAAGGTGATGGGCGGCCTGCGGCCGCAGCCGACGATCGACGATTTTCTCAAAGAGCTGCCGGTTATGGTTTGGCCGGCCCAGTCGAAAGATTAGCCAATGGCTGACGCCTATATCCATTCGCTGACAGACCTGTGGAACGACGCAGGAACGACCTATCACGCGATCAAGATGAACGTCACGAACTCGGCCTCGGCAGTCGGATCGCGGCTTCTGGCGCTCCAGGTGGGCGGCTCCGACAAATTCAGCGTCGACAAGAACGGCAATGTCGTCGCGGCCGGCGCGGTTCTCCCGTCGGCCAATGATGGCGCAGCCCTCGGCGCATCCGGCACGGCCTGGTCCGATCTTTTCCTCGCATCGGGTAGTGTGATCAACTGGAATGCCGGCGACGTCACCGCGACCCATTCGGCGAACGCTCTGGCCTTTGCCGGCGCATCGAGCGGCTACAGCTTCGATGCGAGCCTGCTTCTCGCCTCGGGCTCGGCACTGAACTTCAATGGCGGTGACGTTACTGTCACGCACAGTGCCAATGCGCTGGCCTTCGCAGGGGCAACCACCAATGGCTACAGTTTCGCCGATGGACCTATCAAGCCGGCTACGAACGATGGTGCGGCACTTGGCGTTTCCGGTGCCGCATGGAGCGATCTGTTCCTTGCTTCGGGGGCTGTGATCGATTTCGCCGCTGGTAACGCCGTTCTGACCCATTCGAGCGGCATCCTGACGCTCGGCGTTGGCGATTTGCGCATTTCGACTGCCGGAACGACTACCGCGAGCGCGGTCACTGTTGGCGGCACCCAGACGCTGATCAATAAATCGCTGTCAGACTCGACGACTTTCTTCGTCGACGAAGCGGATGCAACCAAGAAGGCACAGTTTCAGCTTTCTGGCATCGCGACCGGCACAACTCGGACGTATACCATGCCAAATGCCAGTGGCACGATCGTCTTGCAGGAAACTGTCCCCGCTGACGCATTTTCGGGGCTCATCGGCGCGCCTGCCAACAAGACCTACAAACTGGTCCTCAAGTGCCCGTTCGCCGGAACCATCAACGAGACCGTGACGATCTGCGCTTCTGGCACCTGCACGGCGACGTTCAAGATCAACGGCACACCGCTTGGTGGCACGGCCAACAGCGTTTCGTCCTCGAAGCAGACACAGGCTCAGGCTTCCGCCAATACGTTCGCCATCGGTGACGACATCGCGGTTACGATTTCCGCGAACTCTTCCTGTGTCGACATGGCGTTCACAATCAAAGTGACGAAGTCGTTCTGATGCTGCTATTCATTGACGATCGGGCGCCAGTGACGCTTGTAGCCACTGCTACGGACACAGTAGACCGTTCTGGCTCATATACATTTGCTGGCCTGAACTTCGGCGACGATTACAGCAACCGAACGCTGGTGGCTTGCATCGGCCTATTTGCCGGATCTGAACAGGTGCTGAATCAAACCTCCGTCACGATTGGTGGCTCGTCGGCTTCTGGTGATGACAGCGGATCTAGCGATCCAGCCGGTGGTGTCGTTCCTGGCAGCGCGGCTGGTTGCGGCGTCTGGGCCGCCAAGCCTGCGGGAACATCAGGATCGGTGGTGGTAAACTTCACATCAGGAACAGCGGGCTCAGCAGTCCTCTACCTATTTTCGATCTATGCAACTAGCGCGACACCATTTGGGCAATTGCTCGACATTAGCGCTGGCCCTGGGGTCTCTTTCCCCGACAGTGACTCTGGGACGATGGCCGTTCCTGCGGAAGGCGTCATTATTGGGGGGTGTTCGCGAGCACTGAATACCGGGCCGATCACGCTCACCGGGCTCACTCAAATTGCAGACGTCACAATCGATAGCGTTCACCGCTTCGCAGTCGGATATGCACAACGCTTGGCCGCCAACGGTTCTTATCCGATCGGCTTTACAACCGCCACCGGCAACACCGTTTACGGCATGCGCGCGGCTTCCTTTAGCTAATCTGGATGCTCGAAAGGCCAGCCGTTGCAGTGGCCAATCTCATGGCGAAGTACGGCCTTCGGAGTGGCTGTCTTCCAGACCCTGTCAACGATGACCACTTCGCATCGGGTGCCATTGAGCGAGCGAACCGAGCAACCGCGCATGCCAGGGTAGGCACCCTTGTCCGAGCCGTTGGCCTCTTTGAGCATGCGGGCGCACTCGAAATAGACGTCAGCCGGCGGCAGATATCTAACCGTAAGTTCGCCGCCATAAGGGCGATCGAAACGGGCTGGCGGGTTCCACTCGGCATCCTCCTTCCCGGCAAATGCTGGGAGTGTGACGAGAACAGCGGCTACGGCAATCGCGGCTAACTTCACCAAGGATTTTCGGCCCCGTCGCCGCCGCCACCACCACCCCCGCTGTCACTTCGCTCCGTTCTTTCGTTGGAGGCTTGCGCAGGTTGGACGACCGGCTTTCGAACAACACGCTTAGGCGTCACCGCTGCCTTCTTCGCAACCGGAGCCGGCTTAGCGACAACAGCAGGCGCCTGGTAGGCCACCGGTTCGGCGGGTTTCGGCATCATCGCACAGCCGCTCAAGCCGATGATGGGTATGCACGTCAAGGCCAACATGCGCATGGGGAAGCCCCCTCCTGCTAGCGCCTAATGCATGCCCTGAAATGTAGCATTTCAGCTTGGCGCTTTCAAATACACCACCTGATCTACTCGCCGGTATGGATAATATAGAAAGGAGCCGCGCATGGTCGCGCCCAATCCCCTCAAGCCCATCAAGGCACCGGGACTGTTCGACGCCGCCAAGGCCGGCGGGCAGACCTTCGAGCAATGGAACACTGCAAGCGGGTCGTCTGAGGATATGCCATCCATTGCGCCGACGCAGGTCAACGACAGCGTCGCGGACAAGGTGGCCGACCTGACATCGCAGGACTCGAAGCTGAACCAGATGGCGCGGACCGAGGCCTTGAAATCCGTCAACCGCCGGGGATTGCTCAATTCGTCAATGGCTGTCGGAGCGGCACAGGACGCAGTGATCCGTAATGCAATGCCGATAGCCTCGCAGGATGCAGCGCAGGATTTCGCCCGCAACCAGGATGCGCGCGCTTTTGAATACGGAATGGCCGGCCAGAACGATGCGCAGGCCTTCCAGCGCGAGCAGACCAATCTGGATCGCGTTCTTCAGGAACGCATGCAGCAGACCGCCATCAACGCCAATGAAGCTCAGCAGATCAGGGACATCGCGTCTCGCGAAGGGATGGCGGCCGCCGACCGCGCTCTTCAGACGATGCTCGTCGACAAGGACATCGCTTTCAAGACCGGCGAGAACAAACTCGACCGCGAACTTCAGCAGAAGATCGCCGGCTGGAATCTGGCCTCCAACGACAGGAACGCCGCAGCGCAATTCCTGACCAATATGGAGGAAATGTACAACCGCTCGCAGCAGGCGATCATGGGAAACACCGCATTGACCGCCGCGCAACGCGATCAGCAGCTCACCGCGGCAAAGACGTTGCGCGACAAGCAACTGAACTTCGTCGAGCAGATGTACAACATCGATCTGAAGTGGTGACCGCATGATTCGCCCTGCGACGTTCACCGACATACCCGCCATCGTGCGCCTGCTCGAGCAAGCCTATCTCGGCACCCACTACTCCAAGACTGGCCTTGCGCAGATCGACGTCGCGGAGACCAAGCGGCTCCTGTTGGCCTCGATCCAGCGCCATGGGCAGA